TGTCGTGTTAACCATTGAGAGCCTCCTTAAGTTGAAGCAAAAATTCACCGGCTTTGTTAAACCGCTTTGCGTATGACGGATGATAGACGCTGGAGATGCGGCGAGTGAGCGAATGCACTGACGCATGTGCCTCATTGCCAAGACAAATCAAATGCAGATACGGCTTTGCTGAAAGGCACCTGTCAATGTGCTTAATACCATCCTGATCATTAGCATTGATGTAGACGGCTCTTGTCTCGTCAAATGTCAACTCATGCAAGGCACTAGCAAAAAACTCGCTTGAATTGCCAAAGTCGTAGAAGGGCCAGCTGACTGCTCTAAACTTGCTGTTAGCCTTGTCTCCAACAAAGATGAAGTTGGCCTCATGCACATGTCCTGCAAAGTTTTCTGTGCGCAGGTCAAGGGCTGGCGCGTATTGCTTAGTCATGCGTGATTCAAGGACGGACATCGCCATGTCAATGTAGACATCAAGGTTGGTACCTTCAATGTCATAACGATATGGAAGGACGTCATCGCGCAAGCGCATGCCAAACACAGACAGCTGCTGCGCGTAGTCGCTATCATGGCCAGCAAAGCCTCCTTCAAACAACTGATCAAAGCGCTTGCGCACTGGGTCCACGTTGTCATACATCTCTTTGCGCTCTGTCTTCAGCTGCTCAAACTTTTCTTTGTGGCCTTGCGGCGATTGAGCCAAGATGTACATACCTCCGACCTTACGGATAATGCGATCAATCATGCGTCCCATGTTAGGCCAAGGGCTGCCGTCGCGATAGACTTCAGCATAGATGGCTTCGCTCATCCACAAGCGATCAATCACTACAAGACGCGTACGAGCAATCTTCAATGCGCGATGCAGAGCAGCTGTATGATACAGCGGCATCTTTGAAGGCCAGCGGTACGTGTTGTGAATGTAGACGCCATCATGCTTGTCGCAAATAGCTTTAGCAAGAGTTGTTTTTCCGGTGCCGTCGCAACCGTCTATAATTATTATCCCTTTCATTCTTTCTCCTTTCTGATGAGGTCCGTGAGCGTTGGGGCCACAAATCCTGCAGGTTTCACTATATCATAGGTAGACCCGCGTTTGCTATCTTCTTCCCTTAAAGCACGCACTTTTTTCATGTTTGCTTCGTGCACCCGCTTGAAGCCTTCGTTGAATGGAAGGCCTGCTAAGTAGGCCGCCCCAAGAGCTACGTAGACAAGGTCAATCAGGCCGTCAAAGTACTCCTCAAGATTGCCAACGTAAGCAGCCGCCCTAAGCTCGTCTAGCTCCTCGTTCATGTGAGCATTCTTAAGTCTCCAGATTTCCTCAACTGGAAAGTTAGGCTGATCAGTAGGCTCTAATCCAAACTTTTTATGAAAATCGGAAACCAGTTCAAACATGTCCATGATCACTCTCCAAGGTAGTCAAAGAGGGGCTGCCAAGCGTCACTGCTGGAGAGCGGCATTGTGAGGTCTGAGAACTTGCCAGGGGTAAACAGCTCTTGGCTTTTCGGCAGTTTGACTCGCCAAAGCACATTGCGTGATCGGTGGGGATAGAGCGGAGCAAAGATAGTTGCCAAGTAGTTGCTGTCGTAGTAATCACGCAGGCGGCTGAACACTGCATCGAGGTCATCTTTTTCAATCATTTCCTTGTAGTCTTTAATGGAGGCAAAAGTGCCGTAGTGGGCGTCAACTTCCAAGCCTACCTTGTGGAGCATCAACTGCATTACTTCGTAGGTCATCTCGTTGACGTGGTTATCTGCTGCCCCAACCTTTGCGTCGTAGACTGGCGTGGACAAGAATGCTACGCCTTCAGGGGCCAAGTGATCGCGGATACCTTCAAGCATCTTGTAGGCATGCAGCGGCTCAACGTGTTCAAGGACCTCAAAGCTCGTGATCACGTCAAACTTGTCATGCGGCAGCTGGCAATCTGGAAAGGCCACGTTGCCAATCAAGGTTGGCTTGAACTTGGTATTCTCAAAGGCCTTAGGCATCTCAAGCTTGTTGTAGTCAATGCCGATGTAGTCAAGGCCATCTGAAGCCATGCGACTGGTCATCAGCATCTTTGCCAATGGTACGTCCTTGCCGCAGCCAATGTCAAGCAACTTGCAATCCTTACGATGCTTAGGGTTGCCCATCCACTTGGCCACATGGGTCCAACGTAGACAGTGGGCAATGTAGTCGCGATGAATGAAACCGCGCTCTTCCGCCTGATCAATGCTCAGGTGGGTATTGTCGATGGACTTTCCTCTGGCGTTTGCCATAATTTTCTCCTAGAGTGGGAAGGTAGGGGCCGAAGCCCCAGGTTTTATGCTGCTTCGGCAAACTCGACGGCTAAGTCAAGTGCGTGGCGCTTGCGAGTTGCGGCTGAGCCAAACCACGCGCTTGTCAGACGCTTGTCTTGGTCAGTTCCAGCGACGTGGTCGTAGTAGTACGTCACGGCGTTGAATGCTCCCCACCAAGTGCCGGCTGATGTCTTCAGATCGGCGCCTGGTTGAGTTTGCACGATGTCGATCAGGCGGTTGACCGTACGGCCAAGATCTGAACGATTGACTTGACCGTCATCAGAAGCAACCAAGGCTGCTTGATACTGGTCAGGGTTGACAAGCTTGGAGAAGAATTCCATGACTTGTTGATCTTTGGCACGTTTCTTAGACAAGAACTCGGCTTGCTGCTTGAACACGTCAAGCGACTTCATTGCAAGGCCAACCTTTTCGGCGGCAGTCTGCTTGATCTCGTCGTCGAACGCGCGATCGTGCGACATGCGAAACGTGTTGTCTTTATTCGTATTGTTCTGCAAGGCAGCCGTCAGCGTGTTGTTGCAAACTACGCGGATTGGCGTAAACAAGATCTGCAAGCTACGGCCCCAGATGTGTGGATTGTCAAGCAAGATGTAGCCTTCGACTTCGTCTTTGCCGCCCAACATAAAGCCGCCGTTGATCTTAGCAAGGCCCCAAACGCGCTTGCCACCGCAAAGAGAGCCGGCAGTCTCCATCTTCATATCGCCGGCTTTGCAGAACTTGTCAAAGAACTCAAAGACGTCGCTGTTTTGCGTGGGCTGGTATTCGTTGCCGCAGATGCCAAGGATCTTGCTGTCTGTGTCGCGCACCAAAGCGTAGTGGCTGTTTAGCACGTGGTCAAGTTCGTCGACGACCAAGGCCTTCTTCTGAACTTTCCAGTCAAGGCCAGCTACGTCAAGCATCTGGGCGGGGGTCAGGTTGTCTGCGACGGGGGTGCCAAGGCCATGCCAAGGGGTCTCATTAGCGTAAGCCATCGTTTCAACTTCGTGAGCCATGATATTCTCTCTTTCTTCTTTCTGTTTATGCAAGCGAGATTGCTGTGCATGGGATTGATTCTAGCGCGTAAAACCACGTGCTACGCAGTTTTTTTAATTTATTTTCAGCTGGGACTTTTACTAGCTATGGTTTCAAAAAAGCTATAGAGTACTTTTTAGAGCCAATACAGAGTGAATCAATTCATTTAACTAATTGTTTTTAACTCGTTCGTTCGTCTTCTCTCTAAATCGCGCAAGACCAAAACAGAGAGTATTGATCCTCTTTGTATAGTCTAAAAATATCCTCTATAGCTTTTTTGATAGGGGAACAAGGAGCCTCAGACCATGCCACCATACTGATATTGCATTTCGGCAAGCTCTGGGTGCCTTCTGGTGACAACCGAAGGTGTTCTGGCCTTGTTGGCCTTGCGCTTCTTCTTGACCAGACCGCCTTTGGCAAAGTCTTCATCCACCTGGTCACGTATCTCGCGGATCTGATCAGCTATGATTCGAAGATTATCAAGCAACTTGGACTGAATGTTTCTGCTCCAAGGGATGTCTTCTGCCAAAGGCCCGATCAAGTCTTCCCAAACAGCTTCACCCTGACGCTCAAGCATCGCAATGTCGCGCTCAATTTGCTGCACGGCTTCTGCTGGGCTGTCCATGTCGTCGTAAAACGCTTCGCGCAAAGTCTCGCCAATCTGGTCTGCGTCTTGCTGCGCGCCGGTGTTTAAGCTTTCAAGCCTGCGAGCAGCCAATTCACGCACTTCGTTTGGAGCCTCAGCATGAGGACCCACTCGATAGTTCCTGAGCATGTTGGTCAGAGCGCTGATGGTCACGTTGTTGTCGTCAATGATGTTGTCATTGAAGTACGTGTCGGCAAGTTCTTGCGCCTGACGGTTCCACGCTGGGCTCAAGTCTCGAACCAATTCTTGAATGCCCAGAGTTTGAATGTGTCGAGGTACAGGAGCTGCTTGGGCAAGTTGCAAAGGTTGTTGAGCAGGGGCAACGGGGGCGGGCAACTGTGGGGCTTGCTCGCGCCTAATTATCTCGTCCGTGACCATGTTGGCAGCACCATCACGAGATGCTTGCGACAGATTTTGAAAGATCGTCCAAGGATCGCCCGCACGAGCAGCATCTCGCAGCATTGTCAAACCGACAACCGTTGTATCAGGGTGATTAAATCTTGCTTGAATCTCTTGAACAGTGTCCGGTGGAATGTTGTATCTTCTTGCTAGCCCGCGGACACGTTCTTCAGCAGGGGCAACAGGGGCGGGCAACTGCCGGGCCGGCTGTCTTCCCAATAGGCCTCCAGGCAGGTTAAATTCAGGTTCCCAACCGTGCTGTTGAATGTAGTCTGCCAGCATTTGCCGCTCGGCGTTGCCCACATTGATTAGGGGTGAATTTGCGGACTGTTGATCACGAATGGATTCAACAACCATATTCATATCAATAAGCTCCGGGTCTAACAGGCCAAGCTGAATATCGGTGAGCATAGAGTTGCGCAAGAGATTGTAGTTTTCTCCAACGGTTCGCTCATCAATTATGTCAGTGAGCATGCGCCATGCCCCTAACCGGCTTCTGGCGGGTAGATTCTCAAAGATTGTGCCTTCAATCCCTTGACGCGCCTGATCGCGAAATTCTTGCAGACTTTCTATCGGCATATATCGATAAGTCAAGATCTCTTCTGCTGTGACAGGAGGGATTTCGTACCTTAACGCTAAACTAAGACGATCAGCGGCTTGTAGCAACCCTGGGTTGTTGGCTGCATGACCAGCGTCAGGTTCCCAATCACCTACTGGCAAATTTTCTTCAGGCAGCAGGCGGTTATTTTCACGCCAAGTTGCGTATTCTGCCGTCATATCATCTAAAATACGTTCTCCTCTTGGAGTGTCTGGAGTTTCTTCCCAACGACGATTAAACTCACGCAACCAGCCTCGCTGGCGCTCCACCATACGGTCACCATGGGCTCTTAACAATTCCATTGCGTCCATGTTGTCAGGCATTGGAGTGCCCTGAAACTGTGTGGAATTTGCCCTACGCTCAATGCTTGAACGGATACCACGAACGTCAATCAAGAGCTCTGAAAGCCCATCGGCAAGCTCTGTGTCCACTTCGCGATTTTGGGCGTACGAGTTCGCAATTATGTTTTCCATGTCCCGTTCGGCCCGGCGAAGTCGGGTAACACCCTCTTGGGTAAAGGCGACCGGATCCTCCAGATGTTGCTGGAAAATGGTAAGGACAGCCCTGTTCATGGCTCCTTCAACTCGATTTGGATTGCTAGCTGAGTTTTCACGTGCCCCTTCAACGGCGTTACTCCAAGCCGAGTTAAAGTCATTTACCATCAGGGCGTGATCCGTGGTGGTAAGTGCCGCAGCTTGCCCTTGATCTTGCGCAGTCAGGGCGCGAGATGCTTCCCTGACATCTTTGGTGGCAGCCTTGACATCATCAACAGTCACAAACCGTGGAAGGCCTTCCCCAGCTTCAAAATCAAAAGCAGCTGCTTGATCCTTTGTAAGACCAGCTTCTTTTGTCACTCGCCGCCAGTCACCAGGGTTGGTTGCATCAAACACGCCAGTGTGGTCAGCCAATCTATCACCCGCGCTTCTAATTGAGCCGGATCTCTGATTCAGGTAGTCGCGAATTGCATTTGTGTAGGCTGGATCAACTGCTTCATTCTTGGCCCCTGAAGCATAGCCGATGTCAAATGTGCCGTCTCTTAATTGACTGCCTCCGCTAGTAGGAATAAACTGAATTGTGGCAGCTGGCAAGCCAGTATTAGAGTCGCGGACGCTGATCAGCTCATGGCCCCGCTCTAAGTCTCTTACGTAAACGGTTTCATCGTTACCCCTGCCTGAACGTTCCCCGGTGATAGGATCAACAAGGGGTTCATAGTACTGCTGCTTGCCCGTCAAGATGTTCTTACGTCCTTGCGGGGCAGTTCCGCATTGGCCAACGCAGTGGTCTAAGACCGCTGTATCTGTACTCATGTCTCGTATAGCTACTTCTCTTGGCGTATTTTGGTCAAGAGTAATGATAGAGGCATTGCCAAAAGTCTTCACACTCTGGTCGCTACGCAAGCGATCAAGCAAAGTGGTTTGAAGGGTCTGACGGTACTTTTGCTCTTGAACCTTGGCTGCTTTTTCAGCTTCTATCCGGGACAAGCCTTTTTCCCGCATGTAGTTCTCAATGGTCAGCTTAGAGGTGTCACCAGCCTTGCCTGTAAGAATGTCTTCCAGTAATGCAGCTCCAAGCTTTTTATAGCCCATGTCTTTAAGCAAAGCGGGATGAGCAATACGAAATAGTTTTTCATCCTCGGCGGCCTTAGTTACACTTGGAAAGAATTGTTGTTGCTCGTAGGGCAGGGTCTTCAGCATGCTCTTCTTGGTCATTGGTCTGACGAGAGAGTCTTCCACATTTTCCATAGCGGTGCCAAGCTTGATGTTTTCAAGCTCACCTAGCACTTGTTCGCGCTGACGCAGCTTTTGACGTAAAGGGTTTGTTGCCTCGGCATATTCAGGAATTGAAGCTGGGTCAATGCCTTCTTCATGGGCCCGATTAAACAAGGGCGCGCGAATATCTTCAAGGACCTTGATCTCTTCATTTAGGCGATCAAGCTCTCCCGTCTTAGCCAAACGTTCCTCATAAAAGCTGCCCATAGCAGGGAAGCCAGAGGCCAGGCGTCGATCAGCCAGCTCAGTGGGATTTGCAAACTCGGCCAACTGGCTAATGTCTTCAGGATGCTCGTAGGTAATACCCTGACGAGCAAGCTTGACTGTAGGACTTCCTTCCGCCCCCACAGTCTTGTTGATATAGTTTGAAAAAGGTCCTTTAAGAACTCGTTCAGCATCTGCCATACGGGCCATAAACTCTTTTGGACCAATAACACCTTGTTCGCGAAAGGCCGCCCCCTCAGGACTATTCAGGAGATCCTCAATCACGCCTAATTGCGCCACCTGCCGTTTAGACGGGTCGGAGTACAAAACGCCGTAGGCTCGGTGAGCAGAGGGTTCCGTTGGCGCGTCTGGAAACATCTCTACAGCTTTTTGACGTTCCGCAGCAATGACTGCCTCTCGCAAAGGCGGATTATTTTGGAGAAACCGGCGAATGTATTCCTCAGATACCATTGCAGGCGGCATGTCAGCGGCAGGAACGTCACCATAGACGTCTTCAACCAAGCCGCTAATCGTGTCGTTGTCAGTCCTAAAGCCCTTGGCCGTAGCAGGCACCTGCGCCTGAACAATGCGAGAACCCTTTGGACGGACGGCGTAGAGCTTGGTCTCAGGAGTCAAGGCCCCTGGTAGACCAGGAACCGTCGACCGTCCTGAAGCGCTTCGACGCTCAAGGGTATCGCCAAGAGCATCAGCCGCCGCTTGCGCCTTCACGCCAATGGTATCTTCGCCATATAAGTTCTGACGCTTCAGACCCGATTGCGCGGCTTGGAAGTCAGCAGGAGTCTCGCGAAGTTCCTTGGCCAGTTGCTTGACTTGACCGGCTCCTACTCGTACGTCTGTTGGAGTCAACATCGCCCGTCTAGGAGCATTAGGAACCATTGGAAAAGCAGCAGGCACCTTAAGGGTGTCCATAAGCTTGCTAACGCCCCCAATAAAGCCTTTGCCCATTTCTGTTTTAGGAGCAAGAGCCTGGCCATATTTTTGCATCAGCTCTTCTGCTGTTGGCGTCGTAACTTCTTCTTCGCCAAGACTGCGACGGTAAATGTTTCCAGGAGCTGCGTTTAAGGCCTGGACGCCCGCGCTAACAGGCGCCACAATAGGCAGAACTGATGAGCCGATAAAAGACTTAGTCGTGTCTACAAGCGATCTTCCCACCATTAAAGGATTTGCTTGGGCAAGAGCAGAAACAGCCCTCTCACGCAGGCTTTTAGGGGCTTCGGATTTAGAGGTAGAAACCTGGCCTGGGATCTGTGAGGAGTAATCCGGTCTTACGTACTTTGCCTCTAGGTCGCCAAGATCTTCATTAGATCCGTAGAAGTTACCTTGTTCGTCATAGGGCATGGCTTATTCCTCTGTGCTATATTTTTCCAAAAGTCTTTGGAGCTTTGCGTCGTCATCTTCGCCCTCAGGAGCCTGCTCCTGTTCTGGGGCTCGTCGAGTCGTTGGGGCGGCAGCCCCAACGGCACCAGAAGTTGTCTTAAGACGACGAGCAGATGTTGCCTGGTCTTTTACAAACTTGGCACTGCTAGACTCAAGACGCTGCAAGACGTCGTCCACTTCTTGCGTGGAACCTGACTTTAACATCTGAGCCACGTCAGCAGCGGTCTTCTCATCAAGAGACGTACGCGCCTGCAAGTATTTTAAGACGCGTCCGACAACGGAGCCAGGGGAACCAGCTGCAATGTCTACCGCTTCGCCAGCAATGTCAAAGATGCCGTTGCCAGCCCTTAAGTCTTTCAAGGCTTCTTGTTTGTTAGCCGTCCGGCTTCCGCGGACAATGTCCTGGGCGTTACGGAACAACTCTGACTCGCGTTGAAGGGCGGCCTCAAATACCTTGTATTCGTTAGGATCTTGGAACAAGGCTTCCAGACGCTTGCGAGTTGCAGGTGCCCCAATAATCCTTTGGGCCGCATTGATTTGCTGGGGAGCATCCATAACCTTGGTCAGGAGCGACTGGGCCACGCCAGCGCGCAGAGCATCACGCTCGCCGTCTGACATAGCATCGACCAGCTTCTTGGCTTCGGCAGGTAACATCTTGGGACTAAGGTAGTCAGTACGGCCCATGCGGAGCGCATCCAATACCTCTATATCGCCGGCATACTTTGCGCGCGCCGCGGCATACTCTGGGACGTTATCGTCAATGACTTTAACGTAGGCCTTCTTAAGATCCTTGAGAGCATTGGCTTCTGCCTTGCCCATACCTTCGCCTCTGTAACCTTTGTCAATGAGAGCATCGATGCCGCGCTTGATGTAGTCAAGGGTGCGGACGTCAGGGATCTTGCCGACGCTAATCAGATTGCCGTCTTTGTCTTGGCTGTAGATGTCGTTTAGCTTAAAGCGAGTTGAATCTTCACCGCGAAGTTCTGCTGCCCGTGCTTCTTTGCTGGAGATGGCTTGAGCTTCCTTAAACGCCTTCTTAAAGGTGTCATCCTCCAAGACCTTCAGGATGCGGGTATCATCAACCGAGCCGTGAGCGTAGGCTGTATCATAGAGGTTATTGGCATTGGCGCGTAAAGTGCCTACCAGCTTGTCTTCTTGGGCGGTGTACTCAACTCCCTTGCCAATGTCTTTAAGGGCACGAGAAGCTGCAGCCTCACGTCCGCCCTCCAGGCGCTCATTCAGGCCTTTGCCAAGGATCTTGCGTCCTGAACCGGCACGAGTCACTACGGCCTCGCCAAGGGTAGACAGGGACGGAGTTGCATCCATGATGGTAGACTGAACGCCAAGCTTCTGATCGGCCAGCATCTTGGCCCGAAGGGCCGTAGGGTCCATCTCATCCCTACCCATAGCTTCTAACACCTTATTGGTTGCGCGTTGCTCTACGGCTCCAGAAGATGGTCGGATTGCGTCCTTAATAGCCGTAGCGCCTCGACCACCCAGCTGGATAGTCTTAGCAACAGTTGGGCCAAGGACCGCGCCTGTTGTGCCACCGGAGACCGCTCCGCTCATGCGATTTCCTTCGGTCTCGGAACCGGCTCCTGCGACGGCTCCGGTAGCAGCTCCTGTAGTTGCCGCCTTACCCATTGTGCCAGTCATAAATTTAGGCATGTATTGGGACAATGACTTTGCAGCCATCCCCATACGACTTGCTCCCATGACGGCCCCAGGTGTTCCGGCGCCTGGAACCATAGCCATGCCGATGGTTGGAACTAAGCCAGAAGCTAGCTCAGTGCCAAGGGCAACAAACGGGTGCTTTTCTTGAAACTTCTGGTATGCCTCGCGCTCTTCCTTGACCACGTCCTCGTAAGGGCGATTTTCCATCTGGGCGCGAACACGGGCAATTGCCTCGTCGCCAAAGCCAAGGCCTAGGCCCTGACCAACAGCCCGACCCATGTTTGCCATGGACATCTCACCGCCTTCTTCCATGTGGACTATGCCGCCTTTGGCATAGCTTCCAACAGGACCACCATCCGCGTTGGCTTCAGGTGTGATCTTTCCGTAAGCGCCCTTGCGGATGTTTTCCATCTTTTCCTGGTTAGACTTAAGGCGCCGCGCAGCCGCAGTAACGGCCCTTTTCCATATTGCGGCTCGTTCATTTTCACCAAGGTTTATTGACCCAGCAAGATCAAGTAAGATCTTGCGTTCACCTTCCGTTGGGTTTCCACCAAAGATGACCTTCATCTGGTCAAGAGAGTTTTGACCGACCAGGGATTCAAGGTCAGTAGTTGCGGTCACGCCTTCCGAGTCGCCGACGCCAGGGATGTTACGGGCAATAGACCGGCGGGCTCCAGCTGCAAAACCAGAATAGGCCTTCGGATTAATCTCTAGGGCCTTGCTCAGGTTTAAGATAACCGTCTTGCTGGCATTGACAACGTCCTCAGCCTCAAACAATTCTTTTTGCTCTTGGGCACTCAGGGTCATACCCTTACCTTCGCCAGCTAGGGCTTTTACGCGGGCGGTAAATTCAGTTGTTCCTGGAGTCAGGCCTTCATCTGCAGCAAGCTTGCCCGCAGGAGATTGAGGCTTGCCTGCGTCTTTATCGGATTTGGACTCTGCCGGAATATAGGTCAGCTTTTTAAGACGAGCTTCGTATGAACGCTTGGCCGTTGGCGATGTCTTAGGATCATCAATAGCAGCAACCAGGCGATCAATCTCAGAAGTACCACCACTGCGGGTAGTCAAGAAGGTGATACGAGATTGAGCGTTGTTCTTGGCACTCTTAGTTGCTTTTGGATCCTCAATGACTTCTTGCAGCTTCTCAATCTCTGTCAGGCGGTCTCTAGGAGCTGAGCGAGACAAAGCAGAAAGGGCGCCAATCTGGGCCTTCTGTCCTTCGCCTTTGGTATCAGCTGCCGCCAGCTGGTATTTAAGGTTTAGGTCTTCTAGTTCTTGCATGCCCTTACGACGTTGCGAAAGAGCCTCGCCAGTTGTCTCGGCAACGTTGCCAAGTGTCTCGCCAAAGCTACCAGTGCGAGTAGGCTTGCCTAATGCAGCAGCAAGACGAAACGCCATCTCTGCTTGATCCGGGCCAGCTGACCTAGCCATGATCCGCTCACGCGCCTTATCCAGCAGGGCCTGCTTATCGGTTGCTGTTTTTTCGCTGTTTTGAAGGTATTTAGTGAGCAGGGTTTGAAGCTGCCCGGTATAAGGATTGGCTGCGCCTCTTGACGAGGAAAAGCCAGATGTCTGAGCGCCACTGTCTTGGTCTTGCGAGCCACCTTCAATGGAACTAGTTTCTTCGTCGTCTTCAAGCAATGCCATGTTTTATCCTTACGTTTTTGCGAACATCTTGCTCAGGCCGTATCCTGAAGCCAAGGCAGAACCAAGCTGCGATAGCGGAGAAGGCTGGTAGACGCTTGCCGGTCCGGTTGAAGCGGTAGTTGTTGAAGTAGGCACTTGCAGGCCACGAACAGATGCGTTCAAGAATGCAATGTTGTTGCGGTCGTACTCGCGCTGGTTGAGGAAGTCTTGATACGCCGTGTCCAGCGAGCGTTGTTCCTGCTGCTGTTGAGTTGCTCCAGCCGCCTCCAGGCCGCTGATATTTTGCATGCCCATCTGTTGGGTCTGTTGGCCAAGGGCTCCCATAGCTTGACCTGACTGCAGTTGGCGAGAAAGGTCTTGACCAGACAGCGTTCCCATTTGCTGAGCCGCTTGCAAGTTTTGGGTACCAGCGGCTCCTGCCAAGGTTCCTTGCATTTGACCAAGAGCTCCCATCTGGGCTCCAGCTTGACCATATCTTGCAAGGTCTGCGCCTTCTAAGCCAGCAGTTGCTTGACCAATGGCCGCCTGCTGTTGGCCTGCTGCCATGAGACGTTGTTGATCTGCCGCAGACAGGCCGGCTGTTTGTTGGCCAAAACCAGCTTGCTGTTGTGCAGCTTGCAATTGGCGAGCGCGATCAGCCTGCAGTTGCTGGCCAGCTTGCCCGTAGCCTTGTTGAAGGGCCGAGGACTGTTGGGCCAAGGCTGATTCTTGACTGTCACGCAAAGCCCGTCCAATAGCTTCACCACTACGGCTTCCGCCAAAGGTACCAGCTTGAATAGCCTTATCCTGAATGTTAGGAAGCAGGTTTTCTTTTAGATTGCGACCGGCCAACTCACCAATACGATTGACCACTTGATCAGTGTACGGGTTCATGTAGTCTTGTATGCCGCCTAAGCCAGTCTGCGCCCCTTGATTTGAAAGTTGCGAAGCCTGCTGCATGTAAGGCGTAGCCAATTGAGCCGTGCCGCCGGCTCCTTGTTGGGTGTAGTCACTTGCCTGGCTGAAATACGGTTGGGCAAGGGCACTGGCGTCGCCGTAGCTTTGGCCTACTAAGTTTCCAGCTTGACCAATAGAACCAGAAGCCGCGCTGGCTGGATTATATTGGAGAGCTTGCTGGATGTACGGAGAAGCTGCTCCAACAGAACTGCCGGACCCTGCGTTGTAGATCGCGTTCTGCGACATGTCAAGCAGGGGCTGATACTCACCGGACAGCGCCGCAGTCCTATTGTACGCCTCCGTCTGAAGTGGATCAAGGCCGGCAATCCTTGCTTGGCTGTACGGTTGATAGGGTTCTGCGGCAATCGAGTTGGCCCGACTAATTAGGCCTTGCGTATAGTCAGAATACCAAGCAGGAACATTAGAGGTTGTCTCACCATATGTCGTGACCGACGCAGGTGGAGCCCCTTGGAACAGAAAGTCCAGAACTCCCATATTAAGCTCCCTTCAAATAAGCTAGCGGACTCTTAGCATTTGGGCTGATCTTACCGTTGGCCAAGGCCTGTCCTTTGTGTTGACGCAGTTTAGAGCGCATCTGATCAAGTTTGGCAGCCCCTGCTTTAGAAGATCCGTTGCCAAGCATTGCTACTGATTCAGAGTCAAATACATATTCTCCATCCGACAAGACAGCATTTACGTCGTCAGAGCGGCCGTCTGCACCTCCACCAATTCTCATGCTGTGCACTTGGTTAAGACCTCCCATGGCCATTGCTTTGGCAGGAGGATTGCCATATTGGTAGTAGGCCATCTTAGGGTCGCGAGGACGCTGAGGCATCTGTGGACGTCCTTGCTGCATACCTTGTTGAGGCATACCTTGCTGGCCACCCTGTGGAGGCATACCTTGTTGAGGCATTCTTTGAGGAGCACCCTGCATCATTGGAGGACGCCCTTGAGCCATGCCCATAGAACCACCTTGACCTGCCTGACGTTGTTGGGCCATGGCTTGCATCATTTGGGCTTGGCGAGGATCGCGCATACCCTGAGCTTGACCGCCTTGCGCAAAATGTTTCATCTGGATGAGGCCGCCCATCTTGGCGCCAATTGGGATTGGAACAAACTGAGTGTTTTGAAAGTATTGATGCTCTGCCGCATTTGGCTCACCAACCTGACCGTACTTGCTAAGATCGCCTTGGTAATTGGCTTTGTCTCGCATGTACTTATACAGGTCAAGCGACTTGTTAAAGTTCTTGTCCTGAGTAGAACCTTTTGGAGGAGGCGCAGAAGAAGGAGGACTGCCAGATCCGCCGAGCAAGCTAGCCGCAGTAAGACCCACGCTAGCAAGCTCCCATGGACTTGCTTTGTTATAGTAGTCAACGGCTTTGTTGCCAATGTTTTTAGCTGCGTCTGTAAAGTTGCCCTCTGAGATTTGATCATAGAGGCTAGGGGTACTCACGCTGGAAGCAGAGTCGTAAGGGAGGGTCTGTGGCACAGGAGTCATGCTCCTTGCCCCAATTGTCATGTCAGGCGTTGCATTACCATAGGTCTTTCCGCTTGCCCCCTCAAATGTAGTGGGGGAGCCGTTTTCCATGTACCGAGGAAGTCCGCTTACTTCGGCAGTTAAACCTTGACCTCCGCCCATTCCGGCAATGTTGGGGCTGCTTTGGAACTGCATACCAGGGCCGCTGGGAGTTCCTGGAGGTGTTAGGCTGTAGTTAGGATTGCCGTAGATGTCGAACGAATCGGCCGGCGTAAACTTAGAGAGATTAAAACCAGGAGCCCCTGACTGCATGCCACCTGTCAAGCTGTAGTCAGGTGCAAAGGATTTGTCTAAGCTGGCTAGCTGAAACTCCGGAACCTTAACTTGAGGGACAGGGGTATTTAACGATTCAAGTGGGCTTGGAGTCGCTGAAGCCGTTGTTGCTTCTACTGAAGGAGCAATTGATTCAAGAGGTGAAGGCTGTACTGTGGCTGTTGGGGCAGATACATCTAGCGTGGTGGGAGCGCCGATTGGTGGCAAGTCAGTCGTTGTGATGTTCGGCGAGCTAACTGGACTTGATACAGCAGAAGGAGCAGCTGCAAGCGAGTCCATTGGCACGTCAGCAAAATTGTTGTTGGCAGCTAGAAAGTCGTCAAGTGGGTCCGTTGCGGCAGAACCCTCACCGCCAACACCGCCAAACAGCTCTGCTCCGGCATAAGAACCTAAGCCGGCGGCAAGGCCTCCTTTGATTGCAGTTTCAAAGTCTTCACCTTGAGCAAGACCTGCGGCCGTGTTACCAAAACCTGCTGCGATACCTACGCCAACAGTTGCTGATGTTCCAAAAAGTGTGGCGGCGGCAGGTCCTAAAAACGTTGCGGCTGCTACGGTAGCAATTGCTGATATTGGATCATTTATGATAGGCTGAATGACATACTTGTCAATGGCGACACCTACGTCGCTAATTAAGTCGCCGATTCCTTCAACAATGCTTCCAACGGCTTCAACGACGCCGCCGACAACGTCTTCAATAATTTCTACTACGGCCGACATTATTGTGCTCCTTCGCGTTTATTTCCAAGCTGCAAAGCAACTTGATACTGCCCATCAGCAAGCATAGAGACGTTATAGCCCATGCCAGGATTAGGTGGATTTTTCATGACCTGCCTAAAGATATTCAAAAGACTTTGATTGCTGAACTGCGTGACCAGCGTGTCAAAACCTGCCTTGTAGGCGTCAACTGGAAAAGCGTAGGCCGAGGCTAGAAAGTTTGCTGGCATATCAGCATTCAAAGCTCTAAATAGGCCTTTGCGAGGATCTTTTGGCGACGCGTGTACAATATAGACAGTGTTGCCATATCGATAAAATTTGCTGCCAGGCATCTGTATTTCTTTGACAAAAGAGGCATACACGAATTCCAACGGATACTCGGATTTTGTGTCCTCAGCGGCTACTTTAATTAGCTCGCCAAGATCTAGCATTTGTTGTCGACTGTCTACGAGTGGCATACTAAGCTCCCCATGTTGTTTAATTTGGTCTTGGCACCGTGAGTTTTAAGGATTTTAATTTGTTCTGAGGAAACTTGACAAAGTTTAAGAGTACCCTCAGAATAAACTGCGTGATTTTTTATGAGAATCTTTCTCATGCCAATAATCCTTTGGCTTCAGCGTAGTCATTTGGCTGTCTACGACCCCATTCTTTAAGGAAATTAAGGAGCTCTTGGGGGGTTGATCCGAACAATTCCTTGCTTTTTTCTTCCTCAACATCGTAGATCTCGCAGAGTTGCATAGCGCATATTAGCAGGTCTAAGCTATCTAAGCCTGTCTCGTTGAGGTTCATATCCAGGCCGTCAATGAGCACAAGCTCGTTGTTAAACGGTTTGGCTTTTTTGGCTACGGCATTTAGCAGCTCGATAAATTCTTGATCGGTCATTAGTCCACCATCTGTACAAATCGTTGGGCCCAACTGCGCCAGTCAGGAAAGTCAAATGGGTCAGGAACGTTTTTCTGGCTCAGTCCTGAGATAACGCAGAACTGTAGGGCCCATTCTTGCCACTTGTCTTCATCGTCTAGCCTTGAGAGCGCTCCGTAGATTGACAGGTCCATAACGATCTGATCGGCCCAGTCGCGCAATCCGATTATAACGGGCTGCGTGATCACGTGGAACCTCCTACAACACCGCCGAGCATAGAACCATCTGCCTCGCCTACATGCGCGATGATCTGGCCCATCTGGTAGTCGCCATTGATGGTGTTAGAGGTAAACTTAAACCGCAGTTCGCGGCGTTCTTCTTTGAACCAAACTATCTGCTCGTAAGGATCTGTTGGAATGGCGTAGATTACACGTTCAGGGCCCTGGACCTCAAGGGCCTTGGCATTGGCCCGCCCTGTCAGCTGGACGGTCATATTCTCAGACTGCACAAAGTCGGGCTCAATAGCCTCAACCCGAATCCATTTGTTCTTAGACCCGCCTTGAGGGACCAACATGCTCATGTCCGCCGTCTCAAAAAATGAAGGAACCGCCGTGATGAACTGGCCGTCGATCTCGTTAACGTTGTGCTCATGCTGCCAGACCTTATAACCTTCTTCAGGGACCACGACGCGTTGGTCGCCGTCTTGCGTGATCCGAAGGTCCCCAGCCTCAGTGACGCGGTTGTTTGGTACAAAAGTGGACGTTTGTAGGCCGCATAGAAATGGCGCAGCGTACAAAGGAGACCACTCCCCAGCGGTCCGTCCACCATTAGGCAACTCGGTGTCATACCAGGTGTTCTCGCGGACGTTGTAGATAATGGCGTGGGTGCATTCTGTCGCATTTCCGCGAGGATAGCACCACCAGATCTCCCCGTAACGAGGGACCTTAAAAGCCCATACCCGTTGAGCAGCCGCCCTGTTTAAGCCGTCATAGAAGTAGTTGATGTTTAAGTTGTTGGGGATCTCGCGAACCACGCCGTTAAACATCAGCATGCGATCTGTTCCCAACCAGAAGTATTGGCCGTCGTATTCAATGACAGAAGCGGCAGACAAGATGCTGGAATACGGGCTGATCGTGTCAAACTGAAAAACTTCAGTGCCTCCAACAAACGAACCGCGAATCACCGCGTCTGCACTCCAAAAGAGGCCTGAGGGAGCGTTGCCTGGACCACCCCTAAGAGCAAGGCCACGGACAATCTTTTGACCTGCTACGCGAGCATTCCCTGAGCCTACGCCAGTCAAGTCTGTGGGGGCGCCCGCTACTGACCATCCAATGACGCCGTCGTTTCCAAAGTACATCAGATAGGGGTGCAGGGAGACCACGCCCCCAGTGGCGCTTACTCCAGCCGGAAACGTTGTGACTTCAGTCAGACGATCGGTCCCCGTCATAGAGCCAATAAAGATCTGGCCTCCGTCGGTATTGCAAAGACAGCCCGCATTTGGGGCCACTTGGGCCACGATCATGTTGGCAGCAGGGATAGATTGGCTGTCATAGATCACGTCAAATTGCCAAAGATTGTCGTCACTGACCGCGTACGTGATTGGAGTACGGTCAGCAATCAGGCTTGTATTGCCGCTGCCATCGATGGTAAAACGCTCAACAAAGCTTGCGCTTCCGGAATGGAAATAAGTCAAGCCATTCTCTGTAAACGTCTTAACTCCGCGGCTGACTTCAGTCAAGTAGCGGTTGATGACTGTATATCCTCCAATCTTACGGGGAAGGCCACGTTGCCAACGGACCCATTGACCGTCGACGTAGTAGTCGCCCTCGTACCTGGTGCCGTCGCGCTTAATGCCAGGCAGCGACTTAAGGACGATTGGAGTTGTTGCCATCAGTAAGTTCCACCCTGGATTGGATCAAGGCCAATGGCCACTTGTGCGGTGGCTTGAGAGACTGCAGTAAAAAGAGCAATACCCGTTGAGGTTCCGCCTAGGTTGATCAAGGCGTTTCCTGCAGTAGTGGCTCCAGTACCACCGTCAGAGATACTGATGGGAACAGCCACGCCGCCGGTATCAGCCGCCACAACATTGGTGCCATCAGAATACAAGATGGCTCGTGAGCCTTGGTTGACAACAGCTCCAGCTGCGACTGATGTCTTAACGGTAAGAGTATAAGGCCCCGTCGTGTTGTTGGCCACCCAGTATTGCTGGACTGTTTGGGGCACAATGACGTTGCGATTGCCTGTCAAGACGCCCGTAAAGTTGTAGGCAATGCGGTTTAGTTCGCTGCCGGACAAGGTGTAGTTGCCGGTTCCTGCTACGTTGATGGACGTATAGTCAAACGCAAAGACGGGCGATTGGCCGTACCCAAGAGTGTAAAAGTTGCTGCCATCCGTAAAGATAATGGCAGAATCGCCAGGCTGGAAGCTTATAGTAGAGGAGCCATTGATTGTTTGGGAACCTGGAGGATCTACTAAAAGGGCCCCTGTGCCTTCGTTGCGAAGCTGGATAAACCAGTTGTTTCCAAGGGTTCCGGCTGCGGCTGATGTGAGAGTACCCGCGCCACCATTCCAAATGAAGGTCTTAGCGCGATCATCGGTCCCAGCCGTATAGTTGCTTCCAAAGAACGTGACGGGCATTGCCAAGGACAAGAGGGAGCCAATGGCAACTAGACCTGTCCCTGCCAAAGAAGCTGCATTTGCCGTTGAGACTGCTGCTCCAAACTGAAAGGCAAGCCAGGTGCCTCCGGCTGTCGTATTGTTGGTCAGGTAGATCTGCCAGACTTGGCCTGCTGTGGGAGCGGCTATCTGCGTCCCTGCGGCATTCCGAATAATGAAAGAACTGGCACCAACGTTGTTAAACAGGATGGCTTGGCCTGTAGAAGCCTCCAGGGCACTTGGCAAAGTCAGGCTCCAAGGACCTGCCGTGGCCGTGACATCCATGATGCCGGCAATCAGGTTTGTCGAAGGCGCTGTCTCAAGTGCCCAATCAAAAGTTGTGTTGGCCGTAAGGCTGACAGTCGCGTAGCTGATCTCAGCGGGGGAGATGTTGGTGCCGCCAAAGATGTTGGTGTAGGTGGTCATATTAGGCCTCGTTTCTTACGGCACCACGGTCTAAGATCTTGCTCATGTCTTCCCCTTGCAGTGCTTGCGCGGCTGATTGATACATGGCTTGCCAGACTGGGATTCGTTCGTCGTTTTTCAAGAATGGGGTTGCTTCTAACAGGGTCGCGTACAGCAACAAGTTGGGGGCGTATTGGGTCAGCCAGTTGGTCTGAGTATTGTCGTCTAACAAGACGGGCAACTCGTAGTACAAGATCTCAATTGGATAGGTAGAATCAGGCGTCGGGGCAATGATCCAGTTGGTGTAGTTGTAGTCGGCGTAGAACACCGGTTCGTCGGTCAGGGTGTCGTTGGGCCAGTAGCTTCTGACGTACTCGTAGGCCCTTGAGAACAGCTGGACGCGCGTATTGCCGCCCGTACTGGTTCCGATGTTCATCGAGATAGTCTCGCGCCAACGGTCTGGTTTGGCAAGTACGGCAACGCCAGCTTGCAGGTTTGTCACAACGGCCACTTGAAAGCCTTGAATCTTAAGATCGCGGCTGATGCGGCGTTCTGCAAAGTTGATCAGGCTTGGGATCTGAGCATAGACCAATGGGTCCGTGACGGCAGACGCCCCACGTTCCAGGTAGCTGCGGACGTCGTTTTGCAGCGACGTAAAGGTCATTGCTTGTGGCATTATTCTTCCTTATGCAAAAGGCCTACCTCGAGGGGTTTCCTTGTCGATTATAAGCGCAACCCCTCTTGGCTCAGCGTCTTCTGTGTTTGGGATGCTGATATGCGTCCAACGGTCAAACTCACGGATGATCTGATCAAATGGCAAACCCGCAGCAATCACAGCGCGGACTACTTCGTCGGGAGTCACACCTGGCACTCGGAAGTCAGCCGCACAACCGTGACGGTGTTGGCTGGAGTCCTTGCTGCCCACTGCATCATTGACCTGCTTGCATCGGAACGC